CCTACAGCGGCATGAATTTTGCCATGTGCGGTAAGACGATCAGCTCCTTTCGCCGGAATGTGCTTTCTTTTCTGCCTGCAATGCTGCAAAGTCGCGGGTATCAGGTAAAATACAGCCGTAGCGACAATGTGCTTGTGGTGACGCGGGGTGGTACGGAAAACGCATTTTACATTTTCGGGGGCAAGGACGAAAGCAGCCAGGATCTGATCCAGGGTATGACTTTGGCCGGTGTGTTCTTTGACGAGGTGGCTTTAATGCCCCAGTCCTTTGTACAGCAGGCCACCGCCCGGTGCTCTGTCAGTGGTGCAAAATTCTGGTTCAACTGCAACCCGGATAACCCACATCACTGGTTTTATGAAGAATGGATCCTGCCGGAGAAGCGGCAAGAAAAGCGAATACTCTACCTCCACTTTACGATGGACGATAATTTGTCCTTGACAGAGGAGGTTAAAGCCCGGTACAGAACGATGTATGCGGGCGTTTTTTATGCCCGGTACATTCTGGGCGAATGGAAAGTGGCAGAGGGCCTGATCTACGATATGTTTGACGAAAGTCGGCACTGTATTCCGCTGCCGCCGGATAACGAACTGCAAGGTCCTGCCTATATCAGTGTGGACTACGGTACGCTAAACCCTACGGTGTTCCTGATGTGGCGCAAATACCACGGCAAATGGCTATGCACCAAGGAGTATTACTATTCCGGGCGAGAGAACCATAAACAAAGGACGGACGCAGAGTATGCGGACGAGATGATGGCCTTTATCGGCGATACGCCCTATACCTGCGTAGTGGTTGACCCTTCGGCGGCCTCTTTCATTACAGAGCTGCAAAGGCGGGGGCTAAAGGTGTTAAAGGCGGATAACGCGGTGCTGGATGGAATCCGTACCGTATGTACGCTATTGCAGCGGGCGGATCTGCTGTTTTGCAAGGACTGCACCCGCACCATTGCAGAGTTTTACGCCTACCGTTGGTATGACAAAGCGGCTCAGGCAGGCCGGGATGAGCCGGTCAAACAGGACGACCACGCTATGGACGCCATGCGCTATTTTGTAAGCACGGCGCTGGGGCGGATCGTAACAAGGAGGACTTGAATATGATACTTTACATGAACCGGCGGGATGTGCCGGAGGCGGAACAGGGCGTACTGTCGTCTGCCGTGATTGATTATGTGGTCGGTCGGGCACACGAATATGAGCGGCGCTGCCGTGCCCTCTATGGCCGATATATTGGCGTGCCGCAAATCCACCGAGGAGAGGACGAGAACGATGTGCGGGCCGAGGCTAACTATGCCAAGTACATTGTGGATATTATCCGTGGCTATTTCCTGAGCGAGCCGGTAAAGTACGACTGTAACGACAAGGACAAGAAAGACAGCCAGGCCAAGCTGTCCCTGGTGTCTACGGTGGAGGCCAAGCTGGATCGGCAAAGCGGCAACCTGATCCGGCATAACGCTGTGGACGAAAACAAAGACGGCCTGTGCGATCTGTGCGGCAAGGAAATTGACATTTCTGCCGTTATGGCTGCCTATCACAGTCAGAATATTGCTACGATAGATCAGCGGATTGGCAAGGCCATGGGCATATACGGTGAAAGCTGCGAGCTGCTATATGCCAGCACAGAGGAGCAACCACGCCCGCGATCCGCAGTGTATGCGCCGGATCAGATCGTGCTGGTGCAAGATGATACTGTAGAGCACAAGGATCTGTTTGCGCTGTGGTTTGAGCAGCGGGAACGCACAGATCGCAGCCGGTACTATGCGGTAACAGTCTATACGGCTACCCAGTATCAGCAGTACGAAAGCACCTCGCTGGATAAAGAAAACTATGTGTACAACCCGGTGGGTGCACCGGTGCCACACTTCTTTGATGAGGTGCCGGTGGTGTGTTATGAGAACAACGAGGAGAGACAAGGCGACTTTGAACAGGTGGCCAACCTGATAGACGCCCGCAATGAGCTGCTGTCTGATCGGCTTACAGATAAGCGTAAGTTTGTCAATTCCATCTTGGCAGCATTCGGCGCGGTTCTGCCCCAGGAAACCATGGAGGCAGCCAAGCGAGACCGGCTCATTGACGGCATTCCCCAGGACGCCCGGTTGGAATACATACAAAAGACCTTTGACGAAAACTCCATGAAGGTGCTGGACGATACCTTGGTATCGGACATTCACAAGATGACCCTAACCCCGGATATGACAGACCAGGCCTTTGCCGGTAATGCCAGCGGCGTGGCGTTAAAGCTCAAGCTGCTTGCCCTGCACCTGCTGGTAAAAAGCAAGATGAGCGCCATGGAGGCGGGGCTGAAAAAGCGCTGGACCTTATACAACAACTGGCTGGCCCATAACGGTATAGACCCGGTGTCCGTAGATGATGTGGATATGGTGTTTACTGTGGCGCTGCCCATTGATGAGGCGCAGATTGTCTCTATGGTGTGCACCTTGAAGAATGCCGGGCTGGTGGACGATCAGACGCTGTTGTCCCTGCTATGGTTCGTTAAGGACCCGGCGGAAGCTGTGGAGAACATGAAACAGCAAAAGCAGGAGAACCAGCAGCAATATATGGACAGCTTTGCCGCCAAGGCGGAGGACAAAGCTGATGAAAAGGGACAGTCGGCAGATCAGGAACAGCAAGACAAAGAAAAGGACGTTTAACCTATGAAAGCAGCAGAGTATTGGAAAAGGCGAACGGTTGACCTGGAACACCTGCTGCAAGCGCGTACCACCGCCACCATGGTGGAGGTCAACCGTATGTATGCCCAGGGCGTGGAGCAGATCAATGCACAAATTGAGCGCATTCTCCGCCGGTATGTAAAGAATGGCCAAATCAGCCAAGCCTATGCCTTGCAGCTGCTCAGCGCAGGACAAACCGCACAGGAGCGGGAGCGGCTGCTGGAACAGCTGCAGAAGACCAAGGAGCCACAGGCACGGCGGGAGTTGATCGCTATGCTGGACGCACCGGCCTATGCGGACCGGATTAGCCGCCTGCAGGCGCTGCAAAACGCCATTCGGGCGGAAGCTGTTGCCATGGGTGTGCGAGAGGAGCGACTGGTCAAAGCCAGGCTGACGGATACATTCAAGCAAGCCTATTACCGCACTATATTTAACGACCAAAAGCGTAATGGTCTATATGACTTTCGCTTGATCAGTGACCGCCGTGTACAGGCCGCACTTACCCATAAGTGGAGCGGCAAAAACTATTCCGATCGTGTGTGGAAGAACAACGCCGCCTTTTGCAAGCGCTTGCAGCGCACGATCGAGGTGGGTTGTATGACGGGTATGACCCTGCACGATATGGAGGAGCGGTTGCTGGAGGACTGCATAGGTGCAGACAGCGACAGCGGGCAACGCTATTGTGCCAGCCGCCTGATCCGTACAGAGGTCAATCACTTCTCCAATCAGGGCTTTTTAGAGGGCTATAAAGCAGCGGGCATTATCCGGTATCGGTTTATGGCTACTCTGGATTTGCGCACCTCCGCCGTGTGCCGTCAGCTGGACGGCAAGACCTTTTTGGTAGAGGATGCGCAGCCGGGCAAAAATGTGCCGCCTATGCACCCTTTCTGCCGCAGTATTACCGTGCCGGTGGTGAGTAACCGCCCCGGCACCCGCTGGGCCAGGGATCCGGTAACCGGCAAGTCCATGACCGTACCGGCAGATATGACCTACGCCCAGTGGTATGAGAAGTATGTGGAGAAGAGAGACCCGGGTTTGACAGAAGAGGAAGAATACGCAATCAACAGCTGGGTGTCCAGTGACTTTTACCCGATTAACGAGAAACTGCGGCAAGGTATAGAGTTGACAAACGAGGAGAAAAGGGCTATAACTAACTTAGACCGTGCACTTGAGAAATTCCCCAGGTATGCCGGATCGGTAAAACGCTCTTTGGTTATATCCGATCCAACGGAACTGCAAAGGTTTGTAAACACGCATACGGTCGGCAACACGGTTACTTACAACGAGTACATAGCTGCAACCTGCGGAAAGACCTATAACCCGGACGCAGAGGTGCAAATCTATATTCCGCAGTGTAAGAACGGACGAGATATTCGATCTTTTAATGCAGGTGAGCAAGAGATATTGTATGTGCGTGGTAGTAGCTTTGTTGTTGGTGAGTTGCTTCAAAACAACTCTGTTACAAAAATTATTCTGTATGAGAAATAGGGACTGAATTATGAAAAAAGAAAAGCTATTTACCGCACCCAGAT